ATGGCGACCGCTATGAACGAAGCCCTGACCGCTGCCGAGCCGGTTGACCTGCTCGCCAAGTTCGATCCGATCATCCAGACCCGTGAGCAATTGCTCGCGGCTGGGGTGGAGGACCCGTTCAATCTGGTGATGGAGCAGGTGCTCTCGCCCACCCGCGCGATCTGCAACGGTCGTGACACGATCCTGCTCGGCACCTATAATTACATGGGCATGACCTTCGATCCTGACGTGATTGCGGCGGGGCAGGCCGCGATGCAGGATTTCGGCGCGGGGACGACCGGCAGCCGCGTGCTCAACGGCACCTTCCGCGATCACCGCGATGTCGAAGCCGCCTTGCGCGAATTCTACGACATGGACCACGCCATGGTCTTCTCGACCGGGTATCAGGCCAACCTTGGCATCATCTCGACCCTTGCGGGCAAGGGGGATTACATCATCCTCGACATCGATAGCCATGCCTCGATCTGGGATGGCTGCGCGATGGGCAACGCCGAGGTCGTGCCGTTCAAGCACAATGACGTCGAAGCGCTCGAGAAGCGGTTGAAGCGTGTCCCCGAAGGCGCGGGCAAGTTGGTGGTGCTCGAGGGCGTCTATTCGATGATGGGCGATGTCGCGCCGCTCAAGGAAATGGTGCGCATCTCCAAGGCCCACGGCGCGATGGTGCTGGTCGACGAGGCGCACTCGATGGGCTTCATCGGCGAACACGGCCGCGGCGTGGCCGAGGAACAGGGCGTCATCGACGACGTCGATTTCATCATCGGCACTTTCTCCAAGAGCGTCGGGACGGTGGGAGGCTTCTGTGTCTCCAACCACCCCAAGTTCGAAGTGCTGCGGCTGGTGTGCCGGCCTTACGTGTTCACCGCCGCGCTGCCGCCGTCGGTGATGGCGAGCTCGGCGACCTCGATCCGCAAGCTGATGCACGGCAGCAACAAGCGCGCGCACCTGTGGGAGAACAGCCGCACGCTGCACGGCGGCCTCAAGGCGCTGGGCTTCCAGCTCGGCACTGAAACCCCGCAAAGCGCGATCATCGCGGTGATTATGCCCGACCTCGAAAAGGGCGCGATGATGTGGGAGGCGCTGCTGAAGGAGGGCCTCTACGTCAATCTCGCGCGGCCCCCGGCAACCCCGGCGGGCATGACCCTGCTGCGCTGCTCGCTCTGCGCGGAGCATTCCGCCGAGCAGGTGCAGACGATCCTCGGCATGTTCGAGCGCGCGGGCAAGGCGATCGGGATTATCTGACCGCGCGAAAGGCTTCCCCCACCAGCCCCTTCGTCAATTGATCGTCACGATCCCGTCCACCGCCCGCCATTCCTGCGGGCCGATCAGGTGCTTGTGCGCCACACGGACCGAATGCAGCACCGCGTCGATCTCGCGCCGCCAGAAGGCGAGGAACCGGTCCAGTTCGGGGAACTGAGGCGCCACGTCATATTGCTGCATCACGAATTGCTGCAACAGGCTGCGGTGATCGGGCATGTAATAATGGATTTGTACCGTGGAGAGGCCATAGCCTCCCATCTGAGCAAGAAACGCACGGTCGGTCATCAACTCCCCTCCTGAACCAGATGAAGAAAAGCCTTGTCCCGGAAAATCGCATAAATCGCAGAACCGTCAACGAGAGATTGCAATTTGATTACAGAAATCCTTGCCCGACGCCCCCTGACATGCCGCCTTACCTCGACAATTTATAACCATTTTGGTTAATTTGATTGACATTGTCACGCTGGTTGGTTAGAAAAAGGCATAATCGACAAATTGCGATTCGCCAGCAGGCGGCCTCCCCATCCGGAGCGCCGCCTTTTTGCATCGCGCGCGGCAGGAGAACTCCATGGCCAAGCCCCTCAGCAAGCGGGTCACCATTCGCCCGGGCCTCAGGGAAGGGGAGCCCGATCACGTCAACAAGCAGTGGCGCGCAACGTTTCTCGATCATCTCGCGGAAAGTTCGAATGTCACCGCCTCGGCCGCAGCCGCCGGGATCAGCCCAGGCCGCGCCTACAAGGTCCGGCGTGAAGACCCTGAATTCGCGCGTTTGTGGCTCGCGGCCCTGTGGGAAGGCTATACGCACCTTGAGATGGAAGTGGTGCGACGCCTGCGCGAGGGCGATCAATCGACCAAGGATTCGGGCCGCTACGACTTCGCCAATGCCGTGCGCCTGCTCGCCGCGCACCGGGATACCGCCTCGCAGGCGATGGCGCAGCAGCGCAATGTCACCGCCGCCGAAGTGCGCGCCTCGATTGACCGCAAGGTCGAGGAAATCCGGCTGCGGTTGCAGCACGAACGCCGCCGGGCAGAGGCTGCCCAGTGAGCGTTGACCTGGAGTGGCTGGACCAAAACGAGACCGAAGCTCAGCAATTGGTCGCCAAGGTGCTCGACCAGAGGGAGAAAAACGAATTTCCCTGGCACTGGCAGCTGCGCGCGCGCCCCAAACAGCTTCCGCCGGCGGGCGATTGGCGGGTGTGGATGATCATGGCCGGGCGGGGCTTCGGCAAGACCCGTGCCGGGGCCGAATGGGTGCGGGCGATTGCCGAATCCCACCCGCAGGCGCGCATTGCGCTGGTATCGGCCTCGCTCGCCGAAGCGCGCGCGGTCATGGTCGAAGGCGAATCCGGTCTGCTCGCTATCTGCCCACCTGACCAGCGACCGATCTTTGAACCCTCGCTCAGGCGCGTGCGGTTCGCCAATGGGGCGCAGGCGCAGCTGTTCTCGGCGGCTGAGCCGGAGACGTTGCGCGGTCCTCAGCACAGCCATGGCTGGTGTGATGAGATCGGCAAATGGCCATTGTCGCACGACCGCGCCATGCAGTGCTGGAACAACCTGCTGCTCGGCCTGCGGCTGGGTGATGATCCGCGGATCGCGGTGACGACCACGCCGCGCGCCGTGCCGCTGGTCAAGCGGCTGGTCAAACAGGCTGAGGATGGGTCTCTGCAGATCACACGCGGATCGACCTTCGACAATGCCGCCCATCTGCCCCTGCGCTTTCTCAATGCCATCGAAAGCGAATTTGCCGGAAGCCAAGTGGCGCGGCAGGAAATCGCGGGCGAGCTGCTGGAGGATATCGAGGGTGCGTTATGGACCCGCTCGCTGCTGAAACAGGTGCGTGAAGGCGCTGCGCCCCCGCCGCATCGCCGGGTGGTGGTGGCGGTTGATCCGCCAGCCTCGGCCCATGGTGACGAATGCGGGATCATCGTGGTCGCGCTGGGCGAGGATGGGCTCGCAAGGGTGCTTGCCGATTGCTCGGTCAAGGATGTCGCACCCGCCGAATGGGCGCGGCGGGTGGCCGACACCGCACGCGAATGGCACGCCGACCGGGTGGTCGCCGAGGCCAACCAGGGCGGCGCAATGGTCGGCAGCGTGCTGCGCGCCGCCGATCAGGTGCTGCCGGTCAAGCTGGTCCACGCGAGCCGCGGCAAGATCGCCCGGGCCGAACCTGTCGCCGCGCTCTATGCTGCGGGGCGGGTTCGGCATGTGGGGATGTTCGCACGGCTCGAAGACCAATTGTGCGGATTGCTGGTCGGCGGCAGCTACGCCGGCCCCGGCCGCAGCCCCGACCGCGCCGATGCGCTGGTGTGGGGATTGAGCGAGTTGCTGCTGGGGCGGCGCGCCTTGCCCAGCGTGCGCCAGATGTAACGCGTTCCGCAAGACAAAGGAAATCGCATGTCCTTCCTCGACAATCTCCGCTCCGCCTTCAAAGGCGGGGAGCGCGCCCGCGTGCCGCTGGCCTCGGCTATCCCCCAAGGGTGGTATCCGGCCTTTGCGAGCGGCCCTGCCCCGCGCGGCTATGAGTACCGCCGTGCCGTTGCCGAAGGCTTCATCGCCAACCCGATCGCCCAGCGCTCAGTCCGGATTGCGGCGGAGGGCATCGGGCAGGCCCCGCTGGTCTGCTCTGATCCGCGTCTCGCCGCACTGGTCAAGGCAACCAGCGCCGGGCAATCACTGATCGAGACGCTCGCGGCGCAGCTGCTGCTGCATGGCAATGGCTATGTCCAGATCCTCAAGGACGCGAGCGGCACGCCGGTGGAACTGTTCGCGCTGCGGCCGGAACGGGTCAAAGTGGGGACCGGGCCGGATGGCTGGCCTTGCGGCTATGATTACACCGTCGGGGGTCGCACCGCGCGCATCGCGGTCGAGGATGAGGATGGCTGGCCGGGAATCATCGCGATCCGGGCGATGCATCCGCTCGACGATCACTGCGGCACCGGCGCGCTGCAAGCGGCCTGGCAGGCAGTGCTGATCCACAACGCCGCGACCGAATGGAACCGCGCATTGCTGGAGAACGCAGCCCGGCCATCGGGCGCGCTGGTCTATGAGACCGGTGACGGCGCGACGCTCGCGCACGATCAGTTCGAGCGGCTGAAGCGCGAGCTGGATGTAGCCTTCTCGGGCGCGACCAATGCCGGGAGACCGATGCTGCTTGATGGCGGGCTCAAGTGGCAGAGCATCGCTCTGTCCCCCGCAGACATGGACTTTGCGACGCTCAAAAGCGCAGCGGCGCGCGATATTGCGCTCGCTTTCGGCGTGCCGCCGATGCTGCTCGGCCTGCCGGGCGACAACACCTACGCCAATTATCGCGAGGCCAACCGCGCGCTGTGGCGGCTGACCTTGCTGCCGCTCGCCGAAAAGCTGCTCGCCGCAATTCGCGAAGGCCTCGAACCGTGGTTCCCGGATTCCGAGCTGCGCGTCGATCTCGATCAGGTGCCCGCCCTGTCGGAAGACCGCGAGCGGCTGTGGTCGCAGGTGTCCGACGCCGATTTCCTCAGCCGCGCGGAAAAGCGCCAAATCCTGGGCCTGCCGCCCGAGGAAACACTGAAGGAGAATGCCGAATGAGCCGCGAAGACATTCTCGCCAGCTTGATGGCCCAGGCGCGCGACGAAGGCGCCGAACTCGTGACATTGCGCGCTATCGTTGAAGAAGCGAGCATGCTCGCCACCGACCGGGTGCTGCGCCGGCTGGGCCTCGGTGACCCGGGGGCCGAGAACGACCTCACTGAACTGCGCGAACTGCTTCGGGCCTGGCGCGATGCCAAGACCAGCGCATGGAAAGCCTTCGTGGACTGGCTGGTCCGGGGCGTTCTGGCCTTGCTGCTGATCGGGATCGCGGTGCGGCTCGGCGTATGGCACCTGCTATGAACGCGCCGCTGCGCTTCGCTGGCTATGCCGCGCTGTTCGACATCGTTGATGCGGGTCGCGATACGATCCGGCGCGGGGCCTTTGCCAAAACGCTGGCTTCGCATCGCCCGCCGCTGCCGCTTTATTGGCAGCACCGTCCCGACCAGATGATCGGTGTGATCGAACACGTGTCCGAAGACACACGCGGGCTCAGGGTGATCGGGCGGATCGACCGCGCTGACAGCCGCGCCGCGCAGATGCTGTCGCGGGGCGCGATCAATGGCCTCAGCTTCGGCTTCCGCACCCGGGCCGCGCGCCAATCGGATGCGGGCCGCGAATTGCTGGAGATCGACCTGTTCGAAGTCAGCCTTGTCACTCACCCGCTTCAGCATGGCGCGAGAGTCCATCTCGTCACGTGACGACCTTCCCTCAATCAATTTCCACCGGCCGCCGCTGGGGCGGCCTTTTTTCTGCCCAACCGAAAGGCCTCTGCCCCATGGAAAATACTGTGCCCCCGATGACCACCTCCGACCCGCTGGACGCGAGCTTCGATATCGTCGCCCGTCAGGACATGGCCGAAGCCGCCATCGCCGGCCTGCGTGGCGACGTTAACGAGGTAAAGTCACGCCTCGACAAGGTCGCGCGCGCCGCTGCTCGCCCTGCCATGGGAATTGGCGGTGCCAGTGACACGCCGGAAATGAAGGGCTTTGTCGACGGCTATCTGCGCCGTGGCCGCGAGACGGAACTGAAGTCGATCAGCGGTGTAAGCCCTGCCGATGGCGGCTATGCCGTGCCGCGCCAGATCGACGCGATGATTGCTTCGACCCTCGCCGATATCAGCCCGATCCGTGCGATTGCGCAGGTCGTGCAGACTGGCACTTCGGGCTATCGCAAGCTGGTGGCGACCGGCGGCGTCGCCTCGGGCTGGGTCAGCGAAGCCGCCCCGCGCCCGGAAACCGGCGCACCGCAGTTTGCCGAAATCGCACCGCCCGCGGGCGATCTTTATGCCAACCCGGCAGCAAGCCAGGCGATGCTCGATGATGCCGCGTTCGACATCGAAACCTGGCTGGCGAGCGAAATCGCGCTCGAATTCGCCCGCGCCGAAGGCACGGCCTTCGTTCGGGGCACCGGGGCAAGCCAGCCCGAGGGCTTTCTCACCGCGCCGACCGGCACGGCAGAGGACGGCGTGCGCGCTTTCGGCACGGTGCAATATATCGGATCGGGCAGCGCCACTGGGTTCGATAGCGCCCCGGACTCCCGCCTGATCGATCTGATCCATTCGCTCAAGTCCGGCCATCGGCAGGGCGCGGTGTTCGTGATGAACTCCGCCACCCTTGCCACCGTGCGCAAGCTCAAGACCGCCGATGGCGCGTTCCTGTGGCAGCCGGGGATGGTCGAAGGCCAGCCCGATCGCCTGCTCGGCTACCCAGTGATCGAAGCCGAAGACATGCCCGATGTCGCCGGCGGGGCCTTCCCGATCGCCTTCGGCAACTTCCGCCACGGCTATCTGATCGCCGAAAACGGCGCGACGAGCGTGCTGCGTGATCCCTTCACCAACAAGCCCTTCGTGCACTTCTACGCCACCAAGCGGGTGGGCGGCAAAGTGCTCGATTCCAATGCGATCAAGCTGCTGAAGATCGAAGCCTAAGCCTATCGCTTTAGCTTCGTTTCCCGGCGCGGTCGAGCTGCCCCTTGGCTCCCGCGCCGGCACCTCCGCGCCCGCATCGCTTCAGGCCATCCTCCCGCCTGTCCCGAGCCATGCGGGCGCGACACTGTTGTGGATCACATTCCAGGAGACCCCGCGATGGAGCGGATTATCGTGCAGCCACCGGTGCTTGGCGGCGCTGCGCTGGCAGAGCTAAAGCACTGGCTGGGGATCAGCCGCCCCGCCGAAGATGACGCGCTCGTCGCGCTGCTCGAAGCCAGCCTCAGCATCTGCGAGGCCTTCACCGGCAAGGCGCCGTTGCTGCAAACGGTCGAGGAAATAATCGCGCCAGTCGCTGGCTGGCAGGAACTCACCTCACGCCCGGTGCGTGATGTCACCGGAGCGGGCGTGATTGCAGCCGATGGCACACGCGAGGCCATCGCCATCCCCGGCGATACCTTCGAACTGCGGATCGCCGATGCAGCCTGTGTGCAATTGCTCCGCCCGCTTGAAGGACGCGGTGTCGCGCTCAGGTTGGTGGTGGGGATTGCCGCTGAATGGGATCAGGTGCCCGCACCACTGCGCCACGGCATTATTCGCCTCGCCGCGCACCATTACCGCGACCGGGATCGCGACACCAAGGCCAGCACCGCGCCGCCCGCCAGCGTGACGGCGCTGTGGCGGCCATGGCGTTCTGTGAGGCTGGCATGATCAGCGCCACTGCCCCCGCCTCCGGGTTGGTGCAGCGTCTGCGCGCGCGGGCCGAACGGCTGGTGATGGGCCGGGCCGCCAGTCTGCGCCGCCGACGCCGAACCGGCGTCGATTGGCACTCGGCGAGCGACCTGTGGCCCGATTTCACCACCGACATTTCAGGGAACTAAGCGCCATGGAAAACGACCTGCGCGCTGCGATCATCGCCTGGCTCGATGCCGACCCTGCGCTGGCCAGGATCAATGCCGTCGCGGAAGAAGCCCCGCTCAGCACCAGCCCCCCGTGGCTCGGGATCGCGGCCAGCGCCTCGATCGATTGGGGCACCAAGGACCGGCAAGGCCGCGAAACGCGGATCGCGCTGGAGCTGGAAACCCGCACGGATGATGCGGGCGAAGATGCCCCTCTGCTCGCCGCGATCGAGCGCCGGGTGCTCGACTTGCCGCCCTTCCATCCCGGCTTCGAACTCGCCTCGATCCGGTTCCTGCGATCCCGGAGCGAAGCCCGCGCTGACAATCGCCGCGGCGCGCTGCTCGAATACCGCTTCCGCATTCTCGCCCCCTTATAAGGAGTACGCCCCATGCCCGCCCAATCCGGTGCCGCCTTTCTGCTCAAGATCTCTGACGGCGCAACGCCGCCAGCATACCGCACCGTCGCGGGCCTGCGCACGACGCAAATGTCGATCAACGGCGATGCTGTCGTCATCACTCACAAGGAATCGGGGGGCTGGCGCGAGCTTTTGTCGGGAGCTGGCACGCGGTCTGTTTCGGTCAGTGCAGCGGGGATCTTTCTCGGCAGCCTCGCTGAAACCGCGATACGGGGCCATGCGCTGGCCGGAACGCTCGATGCCTACGAGCTCTCGTTCGAGGATGGCGAAAAGCTGCGGGGGCGGTTCCTGGTCCAGCGGCTCGATTATGCCGGGGATTTCAACGGCGAACGCAACTACACGCTTCAGCTCGAAAGCTCCGGCCCGGTCGTGCCAGCATGAACAGCCATGCCAATCCCTTGCGCGGGGAAGCCGTCGTGCTGGTGGCGGGCGTCAGCTATGTGCTCCGACCGAGCTTTGAGAATCTGGTGCTGGCCGAAGGCGAACTGGGATCACTCTTCGCGCTGGTGGAACGCGCGGCCCAAGGCGCGCTGACCCTCTCCGAAATGACGGCATTGCTGTGGCACTGCATGCCTCAGGACACCCGGCCCGAACGCGCGGCTGTCGGCCAAGCGGTTCTGGCAATGGGGCTGGTGGCTGCAACCCAGCCGGTGCGCGCCGTGCTGGCGCAGGTGTTGCAAGGTCAGGCCGCACAGAGCGCGCCGTGACTGCAACCTTTGGCGATAGCGCTTCCCGCTGGTGCGGTCTCTCCGCACGGCTGCTCGGTTGGCGCCCCGCTGACTTCTGGAGTGCCACCCCTGCCGAACTGGCAATGGCGTTGGCCGATCCTGCCGAATCCGCCTGCCCTTCCCCACCCAGCCGCGAGATGATCGCCAAATTGATGGAGCGCGACGCCGATGGATGCTGATTTCGAAGAACTGGTGATCGATGTGCGCGCCCGCACCGATGGGTTTGCCACCGATCTCGAAGGCGTGCGCCGATCGCTCGATAGCTCTCTGCTCGACGGGTTTTCGCGCGCTGGCAGCGTGTTGGAAAACGGACTCCTTTCAGCCCTGCGGCGCGGCAGCCTTGGGTTCGACGATCTTCGGCAGGTGGCTTTCAACGCGCTGAACGAAATCGCATCTTACGCCCTGCAATCGGGCATAAGCAGCCTGTTCGGCAGCGGCGGCGGTGGGGCAGGCGGTGGCGGTCTTGGCGGGCTCGGCAATCTGTTCGGCCAGACCATCGGTGCGCTGCTCGGCCTGCCGGGGAGAGCGACCGGCGGCCCTGTCAGCCCAGGACGTGCCTTCATCGTTGGCGAGCGTGGGCCGGAGGTGTTCGTGCCCACCGCCGCAGGCCGGATCGAGACCGGCGGCGGCGGGGCGGGTAGTGACGTCCGCGTGGCGATTCAGCTCGCTGTGCCGCGCGGCGTATCCGCTCCGACAGCGCTGCAACGCTCGTCACGCCAGATTGCCAGCGCTGTGCGCCGGTCCCTGCAACAGGCTTGAGCGGAGGACCGTATGGCATTCTGGTTGGCGCGCGAACGCCGCGCACAGGAAAGCAGCTTCATCCAGCGCTTCGATCCGCGCTTCTGGAGCGTCAACTTCCCAAGGCCCGCGATGGCCTCGGTCGTGACAACCGGCCCCGATGCGATGCAGGTGGATATCGAACTGCACCATGCGGGCGAGTTGGTGGGGCTGATCTGGGACAGTGTCGATACGCTCGATCATCCCCTGCTCGCCTACGAAACCGACCGCGATTATTCGCACACCACCCTAAGTTTCCGGTGGCAGTCGCAGGGCGTGATCGCCCTCGACCTGCCGAACGGCCCGACGCTGACGATTGAGGGGCATGATGCTGCCGGGGTGCAGCGCACCTGGTTCGTGCGGCTCTGGAACTATGCCCAAGGCACGCCGACCGACGCGCGGATCACGCTGCCGTTCTCGACGCTCGAAAGTGGCTTTGGCCTGCCGGGCGAGCCGATCGACCCGCGCAATATCGACCGGATGTTCATCTCCTTGGTTGCCCCCGGCTTTGTCGCTGACTCCACCGCGCCTTTGCCTGAGCGCTTCAATGGCTCGGTGATCATCACCGAAATCAGCGCCGATGGCGGGCGTGCGATGCTGGAAATCGGAGACGTGCTGCTGCCGCCGCATGGCGAACGGCTCGCCACCGCCTATGACGACAATTACAACCTGACGCCCGCGCGGGTCCTGCGTGGGGTGACCGGGCTGGGCTATCGTGATGACCTCGTCCATTATGTCGGGATGAGCCACTTCATGCGGCTCGCGCAGCAGCCCGGTGGCAGGCTGGAAGCGACCCGTGCGGGCGAGCTTTGCACCCCGGCCGTCGAATGGCACCGAAACTTCTTAACCCTCGCCAAGGCCGAGGAAATGGCGGTCATCACCTCGCTCTCCTACGAATTGTTTGACGCCTATTGCCCGGACAGCTGGAAACAGCGCACCGCGAACGGCGAACGCGCGCTGACCGGATGGGTGCCGCCCTCAAGCCTGCTGTCGCCAGCCAATCCGCAAGCAATGGCGTGGCTGGCCAACGTGGCGCGGGCATTCGTGAGCCTGCATGACGCAACCGGGCTGCCGGTTCGGTTCCAGATTGGCGAGCCGTGGTGGTGGGTCACCCCCGAGGGCGAGGTCTGCCTTTACGATGATCTCGCCAAGGTCGCCTTCGGCGGCAATCCGCCGGTGATCGCTGATCTGAGCGCGCCGATGACACTGGGGCAGACCGCGCTGCTCGATGCCGCCGGCGCATTACTGGCGCAATCGACCGCCAATCTCACCGCAGTGGTGCGCGAAGCGGCGCTAGGCGATGCCGAGGTCCTGCTGCTCGCTTTCACGCCCACGATCCTCGATCCCGCAAGGCCGGAACTTTACCGCGCCAACCTGCCGCAGGGGTGGGCCGCGCCCGCGTTTGATCGGTTGCAGCTGGAGGATTACGACTGGCTCACAGGCGGCGCGGATGCATCGCGTCGGTCCGCCTATGCATTTGTCGATGACCGGCTCGGCTACCCGCTTGCCGATCAGGATTACCTGTCCGGCTTCGTGCTTGATTCGGGCGATGCCGAAGCCTTCTGGCAGCGCATCGATCGTGGGCTCAATGAGGCCGCAGACCGTGGGATCGCTCGCCGCTACGTCTGGGCACAACCGCAGGTCAACCGCGATGGCTACACCCGCCTGGCCCCACCCCTGGAGCAAGCCATGGATCCCTTCGACAACGTGCTTTACCCCTTTGCGCTGGGGCGGAATGCCTCGGTCGCGCCCGAATTTTCGACCTCAATCGCGGTAACGGCTTCGGGGCATGAACGGCGCAATTCGCTGTGGTCGGACGCGCGCCTCCATTTCGATGTCGGGCCGGGTATCCGGTCCGAGGCTGAATTGAGCGAACTGGTCGCCTTCTTTCGCGCGCGGCGCGGCCCGGCGCGCGGGTTCCGGATCAGCGACCCTTTCGACCACAGCTCGAACGGGATGATCGGCGTGCCGACGATGCTCGACCAACTGATCGGCGTCGGCGATGGCATCCGCGCCGATTTCCAGCTGGTCAAGACCTACGGGGCGCACGAACCGCAAGTGCGCCCGATCACACGCCCTCGGCCCGATACGCTGCTTGTCAGCGTGGGCGGCGCAGCCAATACCGCCTGGACGCTGAGCGAGACTGGCATGCTGCGCTTTATCACGGCACCCCGGCAGGGGGCCGAGGTGCGCGCCGGGTTCCTGTTTGATGTGCCGGTGCGCTTCGCCGAAGATCGGCTCGATGTGTCGGCGGTCAATTTCGCAGCAGGTGAAGTCCCCTCGATCCCGCTGATCGAACTGCGCGAGATGGCATGATGCGCGTGTTCTTCGACCGCGAGCTGGATACTGTCGCGACCTTCTGGCGAATCTATCGCCGCGACGGAGCGGCGCTCGCCTTCACCAGCCATGATCGCGACCTGACCTTCGGCGGGATCACCCACCGCGCAGCGCCCGGCATGGTTCCCGCAGCAATCAGAATGACCGCCGAACTCAGCAATGACAGCGCCGAAGCGCAGGGCGCGCTTAGCCACGATACAATCCGGGCGGGGGACCTTGCCGCCGGGCTATTCGACGAAGCGGCGATCGACATCGGTGTAGTCGATTGGGAAACGCTCGACCATCATACGCTCTATTGTGGGCAGATCGGTCGGATAGAGGACGGCGCGGGGCAATTTTCAGCCGAGTTGCAGTCGGCAAAAAACCTGCTTGAGCGCGACCTTGTCCCCCGCACCAGCCCCACCTGCCGCGCCGAATTCTGCGGGCGCGGGTGTGGCCTTTCGGCGGCGCGGTTCACGTCGCAACGGGTGGTCCAGGCGCTCGATCTCGATACCAACAGGGTACAATGCGTCGGCATCGTCGGTGACGACTATCTCGACGGACAGCTGCGGCTTCTGGCAGGACCGCAAACCGGGACCATCTTCGGCATCATCGCAGCCAACGCCGATTGGCTTACCCTCGACCGTCCCCTGGTGGCAGGCACGCAGCCTCACACAAGAGCGATCCTGCGCCAAGGCTGCGATCACACCATTGCCACCTGCGCCGGACGCTTTGGCAATGCGATCAACTTTCGCGGCGAACCATTTCTTCCGGGGAATGACCTGCTGTCGCGCTATGGCCAGCCTTGAGGCCGCCTGATCCGGGCGAGGCCCTTGCCACGGCGGCTGAACAGCTGATTGGCATCCCCTTCCGCCTGCATGGCCGCAATCCAGAGACCGGGCTCGACTGTGTCGGCGTGGTGGCCGCCGCGCTTCAGGCAACCGGTGCAATGCCCTCCATGCCCTCCGGTTATGCGCTGCGCAATCTGACGGTCAGCCAATGGCTGCACCATGCAGGACAGTCCGGCTTGGCGACCGCGCCCGGACCTGTGGAGATCGGGGATGTGCTGCTGATCACCCTCGGCCACTGCCAACATCATCTGGCCATCGCCACTGCGGGCACAACAGTGGTCCATGCCCATGCCGGCTTGCGGCAGGTCGTCAAGCAAGCACTTCAGCCTAACTGGCGGGTCACTGCAAAGTGGCGCGCGGCACCTTCGATGAAAGTCTAGCGCCATGGCAACACTTATTCTGACGGCCGTCGGGAGCGCTATCGGCGGACCCGTCGGCGGAGCGATCGGAGCGCTGATTGGTCAGCAAGCCGACAGGCTGATCTTTGGCAGCGGAAATCGGCAAGGACCGCGTCTGCGCGAACTCGCCATCAGCTCCTCGAGCTATGGCCAGCCGATCGCGCGCCATTTCGGGCGCGTAAGGGTGCCCGGCACGGTGATCTGGTCGACCGATCTGATTGAAACCCGCCGCAAGGACAAGGGCCGCAAAGGCCAGCCTTCAACGGTGAACTATTCCTACTCCGCCTCATTTGCCGTTGCTCTGTCAAGCACCCCGATTGCCCGGCTGGGACGGATCTGGGCGGACGGCAATCTGCTGCGCGGCGCTGCGGACGATCTTAAGGTCGGCGGCACTTTGCGGATCTATCACGGTCATGGCGATGATCCCGTCGATCCGTTGATTGCCGCAGCAAGAGGCGGCCAAGCGCTCGCGTTCCGCGATTGCGCCTATGCGCTGTTCGAGGATCTCGAACTCGCTGATTTTGGGAATCGCATCCCAGCGCTGAGCTTCGAGCTCTTTGCCGATGACGGCGTGGCTGGTGTGTCGCTGACAAAGCTCATTCCGGCAGCCGTCCCCTCGCCCGCAATCCTGCCTCAGGCACTTGGATTCGCCGATGAAGGTGGGGCATTGGCAGGAACTCTGGCGACGATCGATCAAGTCATCCCTCTTGTCTGTACGTCAGGCCAAGGTGGCTTGACCATTGCTCCGCGCGGTTCGCCTCAAGGAGAGATCATCTCCCTGCCTCAGCAACTCGCCGCGCCCGACAAGAGCCCGGAGGTAAACCGAAACAAACTGCGCGCGGGACCACCTGCCCGCGAGCCCGCCGCGCTGCGTTACTATGATGAAGCGCGCGATTATCAACCGGGTGTGCAGCGTGCGGTGGGCATCCGCCGGGCGGGTCGCGAACAGATAATCGAACTGCCTGCAACGATGACAGCCAGCGGCGCACGGCAGCTCGCCAACGACACCGCAAACCGATCACGCTGGCAGCAAGAAACCATAACCTGGCGCACCGGCGAATTGAATCCTGCTCTGGTTCCGGGTGCCATCGTCCGTATCCCTGACATGCCCGGCTTCTGGCTGCTGCGGAGTTGGGAATGGCTCGATCGCGGGATAGACTTGGAGCTTGAACGGCTCGCCCCTGGTGCCAGCGCGCCGCTTGCGGGCGATGCGGGAGAGACTGTGCTGCCGCCAGACCTGATCATCCCCGGCACCCGCCTGATTACGACCGAAGTGCCCGCTGATGGCAACATAAATCCCGCCACCCCGCTGATCTACGCCGCTGCTTCGGCCGAAAACAGCGCCTGGCGAGGTGCAGCGCTCTTTGCCGTTGAGGGCACAGCCCTGGTCGAGATTGGAACCAGCGGATCGCAGCGTGCTGTGATCGGCACACTTGAACAGCCACTGCCGCCCTCAGCCGCGCTGCTGTTTGAACCGCGAGCGCAGGCAGTGATCAGTCTGGTTGCCGATGATCTGGAGCTTTCCGACGCGACGCTCGAAGGCCTTGCGGGTGGTGTCAATCGGATGCTCATCGGCGGCGAAGTGGTACAGTTTGCCCATGCCGAGCCGCTTGGGCAAAGGCGCTGGCAGCTGACCGGATTGCTGCGCGGACGCGGCGGGACCGAACACAACGCCGCCCAAGGCCAGCCCGCGCAAACGATCACTGTTTTGCTGGATGATCGCCTTGTGGCACTCGACCCCGGTCTGGTCCCGTCGCTGGAATCGACCACGGTTGCTGCAATCGGCACCGGCGATCCCGATGCGGTGATCGCACCGCTCGCCAATGCGGGCCTGTCGCGTCGCCCGCTCTGTCCCGTGCATCCGCAGCTCCGGATCGACCCAGACGGAACGCGGAGGTTCAGCTGGACCCGGCGGGCACGAGGGCAGTGGCGGTGGGATAGCGGCCTCGATGTGCCGCTGGTTGAGGAGCGAGAATTGTACCGCGTCGGCTATGGTCCAATCGATACCCCGTTCGTCAGCTGGACTGTCTCCGAACCGCAGTTTCAGATGTCGCCACCGGATATTGCCTCGGTTATCGCAGTCCATGGTCCATCGTACCTGTGGGTGCAGCAAGTCGGCACTTTCGACTTGTCGCCCGCTCTTCTGCTCGGCGCGCTTTCCTGA